TTGCATCTCATCCCATCTATTTCTTATGTCTGAACTTTTCTCTTTGTATTTCAAATAATTTTCATCTTTTTTCTTATTATCATCAATAACATCTATCAAGCTATTTTTCAAATTTGCAAGTTTTTCATTTAGCTTAGCTACAGTTTTCTTTGTATTATTTTGCGTCACAATATTTCCAATAATAACCATAGTAATAACTATAATAGATATTAATAGTATATAAGGTATATCAGTAATAATAGCTAATATTAAAGTACTATAAAAGACTTTAGAAAGATTCTTAAGTTTCTTTTGTTTTTGCCTTTCTTGCATTGTAATCATCTGTGTATACCTAAATATATAATACCCTCTTATCCTATCAGATAACGTCAACGCTAAAGGCGTTTTTAGAGCCTTACAGAGGGTTTCTGTTGCAGTTATGATAAAGGGTAGCTTAAAGATAAATTAGTTATTTTATAAGCTGTTAGCATTATCTTTACTATTAGTCCTTAAACTGTGCTTGGATATAAGCTATAATCTCAGCTCTTTCAGCAGGATTATGAGCAGTATTTAAAGCCTTAGAGATTGTGTTATCAAGTGCTTTCTTTGCTTTATCCAAGTTATCATAGTAATCTTTGATAATAACTTCAGCTTTCTTTGCAAGTTCAAACCATTTAGTTACTTTATATTTTTCGTTAGTCTTTAAGTCAGTTTCATTTGTTTCGTTATACTTTACAGTATAGTTGTGCTTAGCATTTAAATACAATTTAGCATTTGTAACGCTTGCAAAGTATGCTTTGATAAGTTCTGAGTCAGTCTTTTTTAAGCCCTTTACAAGGTTAGACAAAGGTGTTGCATTGTGTGACAAGTTTTCATTAAAGTTATCAACAAACAACTCAATGAACTCTTGTATCTTTGCATTTCTAGTCTTGTCGTTAACAAGAATTTCATTTACAAGTTTGTCAAGTTTTTCTGAAATGTTTTCTTTACTCATAGTTATTTTCCTTCCATATATGCAAAAATAAGCCGTTAACAAAACTGCTAACAGCTTATAAAATAACTAAAAAGTGAATCTATACAAGCGTAAAGGGCTGTTTATTACCTTTTAGCAAGTCATCAAAAGAGGGTACAACTTGCTTATAAGGTTGCTTATAATCATATGTTGTCTCCCTAAGTTTAAGTAAGTAGCGCTTACGGGTTGGACTTTTTTCCATAGAAATATAATCAGGTAAACAACCCTTTACTGTCTTGTTATAGATTTTAGTGGTAGTCTTTGCAACTTTCATTTTCTAAACTCCAAAATTTTTCCATTAAGAGCCCGCAATAATCAATCTAAGGCTTGCGTATACGCCTTATATATAACCTTTACAGTTTTATAGCATACTTGACAAATATACAACCTAAGAAGTATATACGGGTACACCACGCGCAATAAAGGCACTATAGCCAGTTTACTGTCTTGTTGGACTCAAAAAATAAAAGCCCCCTTACCGGGAACAACATCAACCTACCAAAAAAAAACTTTTAAGTCAAGTTATAAAAATATTAAGTAAAATCAAAGACTTAATTACATTTGACAAAAAATATATTAAGTAAAATCAAAGACTTATAAGAAAAAAAGCATTTTATAAAAAAAGTTTATAAGAAAAATCAAAGACTTAATCCTTTTGTCTAAAACTTTTTTTGATTATTAAGGAAAATCAAAGACTTATAAATTACTTTTTACAGAATAGACAAAAGACATTATATAAGGATAAACAGGCACGCGTGATACAGACTTTTTTAGAATTGTCAAGAAAAATTTTAAAGTTATCCACAATTTTTTAACATACCTACAAGAATGTATATATAATTTTGTCAATAGTTTGTCAAGTATATCTAAGTACTTGAAAAAGCTATGAAAATTTATTGACAAAAGCGATTTTAAGAGTTTTTGAGATTTTTGATATAACATACCTTAACAGCCTCTAACCCTCTGTATTGCCTGGAAAAGTACCTTAAAAGCTGTCAAATACTTTTTAAGGTTTATTCAGTAACATTTTATTACAATTTATTACACTATGCATGACTAAAAAAGTTTTGTCAAGTTTTGTCAAGGGGTACAAGGGGTTTTAAGGTTCTGCTTCAGCTTCATAATGCACCTCTAAAATTTCTCACAAAAATTATGCAGTCTGTAAAAGGCCCTTGACAAATCCTTGAATCCGTGTTATAATATCAAAAGAAAGGAAAAAGACTATGCCAATTAAATGGAAATCCTATAGATGGAGACAGAAATATATAACTGTAAAGGCTTTTGCTGATCTTCCAGAGATCTCAGATATGGCTAGAGGAGAGTATGATGCTACCTTTACCATAGAACCTGAAGACAAAGATGACCTTTATAGTATGGAAAGATTGTTTTTAGAGTATTATCAAGATCCTACAGAGTATCAGTTTGTACAAAATGTCTTTGATGGTGATCTACAGCATTGGGAAGTGTTTAAAAACTCTGGTGTTATCCATAAATATTATCTTAAATGGAAGAAAAAGGCTGAAGCAAAGCTGTTATCAGAGGCAATGAGACGAATAGTAGAGACAGCTTTTGATGAAGAAAGTAAAAATTCCTTTACAGCTCTTAAATTTTTGGTAGATAGAGGTAATAAAACACAGGAAAAGAAGAGTGCTGGCAGACCAAAGAAGGAAAAAGAAGAGGAAACTGTAGACTCTAAAGCTCTATTAGCTGATATTGCTAGGATTAAAGAGTAATGTCTAAGGAAGCTATAGAAGAAATTCGCAGACTAGCGGAAGAAGACTTCATAACATTTGTAAAATTGGTAGCTCCTTACAATGTTATGGGCAGTTGTCACGAGGATATATGTAAATTTCTACAGGATAAGTCAAAGAAGCCATATAAGTTAGTGATATATCCTCGTGGACACCGTAAAAGTTTCTATGCTGCTATGTATGCCTGCTGGAGAATCATTAAAGATCCTTCAATAGCTATTGTTTATCTATCTGCTACTAGTCCTTTAGCTGAACAACAGTTAAGAACTATCAAAGCTACATTAGAATCTAAGGTAGTTAAGAGATATTGGCCTGATATGATTAACGATGATGAGGGTAAACGAGAGAAGTGGACTACTACTGAAGTCTGTGTAGATCATCCTACTAGAAAAGAAGAAGGTACACGTGATAGTACAGTAAAAGCTGGTGGTCTTACAACAAACATTACAGGTTCACATGCTGATCTTATTATCCTTGATGACTTAGTAGTACCTGCTAATAACAATGAGATCGGTAGAAGATCTGTTATAGAACAGTACAGTCAATTACAATCTATTCTTAATGCTGGTGGTAACATTATTGCTGTAGGTACACGTTATCATCCTAAAGATCTTTACTCAACTATTCAAGAAACTTTTCAAGAAGTGTATAATGATGAAGGAGAATTGATAGGAAGAGAACCGCAATGGGATATATTACAGCGTGTAGTAGAAGAGAATGGAGAGTTCTTATGGCCTAGAACAAAACGTAAAGATGGTAAGTACTATGGTTATGATATGAAGGAACTATCACGTATTAAAGCTGGTTACATTGATAAGTCACAGTTCTATGCACAGTACTATAATGATCCTAATGATGAAGGTAGTGCTCTTATTACTAGCGATATGTTTGAATACTACAATAGAGATCACTTAGAAACTAAAGCTGGTGTGTATTATCTAAAAGGTAGACAGTTAAATGTATATGCTGCTATTGACTTTGCATTCTCTTTAGATAAGATGGCAGACTCTACAGCTATTGTAGTTGTTGGTGTTGATAGTGATAATAATAGATACATCTTAGACATTGATAGATTTAAAACAGACAGAATCCAAGAGTACTATAATCACGTTATCGCTATTCATAATAAATATAATCTTAAGAAACTAAGAGCAGAGGTAACAGTAGCACAACAGGTTATCGTAACAGCTCTAAAAGATAAACTAGCAGAGAACTCTATAAGACTTGTAATAGAAGACTATAGACCGTATGCTAAGAAAGAAGAAAGAATGATGGCTGTGCTAAGACCATTATACGAGGACCATCGTGTCTTTCATTATAGGGGAGGAAACTGTGAGCTACTAGAAGAAGAATTGAAACAACTTAAACCAGCACATGATGATATTAAGAATGCTTTAGCAGATGCTATTTCTATTGCTGTAGCACCTAAACAATTCAGATATCAAAAGAGACAAGAGATTAGAACAATAAGTAGATTTGGTGGAGTATAATGGGAAATACTTTTGAGATTAAAGTTCTTCAGCAGCCTGATGGATTAGCAAAGGCTATTGCAGAGAAATATGTAACTTGGGAAAGCTCTAAGGAGAAATGGTACAGAAATGCACGAGAGACCTTAGAGTACTTGTATGCTACTAGTGCGAGAGATATCTACAATCAGCCTAGAGAGTTTGATAATAGTACACACTTGCCTAAACTAACACAGATTAGAGATATGCTCGTGACCTATTATCTTGAGGCTATGTTTTCTTTACCTGACTTTGTAGACTGGATTCCTTATAGTGAACAGAGTGTAAATGTAGAAACAAAGAATACACTTAAAGATTTAGTAAGGCAGATGTTGGATGACTCAAACTTTAAAGGTACTATTAGGGAAATTGTAGAAGACTATGTAGACTATGGAGATTGTTTTGCTACTGCCGTACCTGTTGTAGAACAATTACACGGAGAGAATGGAGTTGTTTATCCTGTCTATAGTGGACCTAAAGTAGTACGTATTGATCCTATGTCTATCGTATTTGATCCTATGGCTACTGACTTTGCAAAGTCTCCTAAGGTTATTAGAACTACTATGACTATTGGTGAATTGCTAGCTAATGTAGAAGAAATGCCGGAGGACTCTTCAGTTTATAAAGAAGCAGTACAGAGAGCTGTAGATAAACGTAATGAAGTACGTACTAAGTTAGCTAGTGGTAATAAAGAATTAATAGAAGATGATATCTGCAACATTGCAGGTGTAGGAAGTTGGAGTGCTTATTATGATTCTGATATTGTAGAGTTGCTTACTTTCTATGGAGACATCTACGATATTGATGCAAACAAACTATATAAGAACTCTAGAATCATTGTAATGGATAGATGCTATGTGTTGCTCAATGAGCCTATTAAGAATTTAGGTTATGGCTGTAACATCTTTAAAGCTGGATGGAGAGATAGAAAGAATAACTTATGGAGTATGTCTCCTCTTGATAACATTAAAGGTATGCAGTTCATGATAGACTTCTTAGAGAACAAGAGAGCTGATATCTTTAACTTCATTAGCAATCCTGTGTTCGTTACTAAAGGCGATGCAGAGATGCCAGAGTATTACTACCCGGGTTGTCAGATAGGTCTTGATAATGATGCTGATATTAAAATGCTAACACCAGATGCTACAGCATTACAAGCGGATCTTTATATTGATAGATACTTAACTCTTATGGAAGAAATGGCAGGTACTCCTAGAGAAGCTATGGGCTTTAGAACTCCTGGAGAGAAGACTGCATTTGAAGTATCACAGCTTAACACAGCCTCTAGTAGATTGTTTAATGAGAAGGTAAGAAAGTTTGAACAGGAAATGTTAGAGCCTTTGATTACTCTTATGCTTCGCATTTATTTGTCAGATAACTCCCGTGTTACTAAAATAAAAACTGTTAATGAAGATGGAGTTGTATTGTTTAAAGAAGTAGATCTTAAGTCTTTAACAGGTAATGGTAAGTTTGTTGCTACTGGCTCTAATACATACACAGAGAAAGCAAGGATAGCACAGACACTTATGCAGGTAAGTAACACAGCTCTTATGAGTGATCCTTTAATAATGAATTGGTTTGATCCTAAAGTATTAGCTAAAGCTTTAACATACTCTACTGGATTAGATAAGTTCAATGGATTACTTAGACAAAATGCTCGTGTAGATGCTGAGTTGGAAATGAAGAAAGCTGGAGAATTTGCACAGCAACAGTTAGAAGAAACACAGGTAAGAGGTGTAAACAATGCTCAACAAACTCCTATGCAGAGTCTCTAAAGAAGACAAAGCTTATTATGCAAAACTATGTAAAGATGCAGAACCCCTTTTAATAAAGCTGCAAGAGATGCTAGAAGAGGATCTTAAAAAGATAGATGTAGTATCCGATACAGACTTTGACAACCCCTCCTGGGCTCTTAAACAGGCTTACAAGATGGGTTTAAAAAAGGGCTTGACAATGATTAGGGAATATGGTATAATATAAGCGTATTAAAGATTAATTATTTGAAAGGAAATTAAATGGCTGACGAAGCGACTACTTCAAATGCTGTTGAAGAAAATGATAACGGTACAGCGACTACTAGTATTGTTGTCGGAGAGCATTCTGTCTACAAGGACTATGATTCTTTAAAAGAAGGTAAAGCAAGAGCTGATGAGTTCATCAATACTTTGAAAGAAGAAAACAAAGTTCTTAGAAAAGCTATTGAAGAATTAATGAATAAGGCAAATGTAACTGAAGAATTAAAGAAGATTAGGGAGACAAAAATGGACACGGAGAATACTAACACTCCTTTACCAGAAGATGCTATTAAACAGATAGCTCTCAAAGCGATGCAAGAAACTACTGAAGCTCAGAAAGCTGAAAACAATTTGACTATGTGTAAACACGCTTTGGCTAATATGTCAGCAGATGTAGATACTGCATTGAAGAATAAAGCTAATGAACTTGGTGTGTCTGTCGAATATTTAGAAGACATTGCAAAGACAAGTCCTAAAGCTTTTAAGAGTATGTTTGGGATTAAAGATTCTGTTACTTTCGATTCTGTTAACTTTCTACAATCCTCTAGACACAACTCTTACACTAATGAAAGTAACGAAGCAGAAGCTTTCTTTAAGAATAAAGAGAACTTCAGAAATCCTAAAGCAGTTAGTGAGTTCATTAATAAAGCTTTAAAGAACCCTTCAATACTTTCTAATTATTCACATTGGTAATATAAAAGGAGAATTAAATGTCTGAATTGAATGGTATTAATACCAAAGATCAGGCCGCAGCTATTAAAGCTATCGTATATTCTGGTATGCTTCGTGAAGCTCTTGAGCCTGAATTAACTGCTATGAACTACGTCGATGTCATTACTTCTTTCCCGGATGGTGATAAATGGCAGGACGTAGAAATTGGTAACGCTACTGTATCTGATTATCACGAAGGTGAAGAGATCTCTTACAAAGGTTTGGAGATTGGTACTCGTGATTTCGAGATTAACGAATATGTACAGAGTGGTCACTTCATTACTGCTAAGTTTATGCAGGACTCTTACTTGTCTCAGCAGATTATGTCTAAGGTTTCTGGATTGGAAGCACGTGCTATTGCTGCAGACCTTGAACAGAAGATCTTGAAACTCTGCAATAAACAGGTTGTTAATGATGCTAATGCTATTAACTTGATGTCTCATCGTTTCGTAGCTGGTGATGCTGATGCAGGTTGGGGTGTACTTACTCCGGAAGACTTTGCATATGCTACTGTTGCTTTGAATAAGTTAGGTTATACTGGTCCGCGTGTAGCTATTGTTCCGTCTTATCAGGAATACAAGATTGTTTCTAATCCGCGCATTAAAGCTTCTTTGCAGTACAATCCGAAGTTCGAAGGCATTGTACGTGATGGCGCTGTAACTGGTATGCATTTCTCTTTCAACATCTATGGTTGGGATGTATATACTTCTGAGTATCTGCCGCAGGTATCTGGTGAAACGAACTTGAAAGATAAAGAAGGTAAAAAGTCTTTCACTACTTTGAACAACTGTGGTGAGGCTATTTTGTTTACTAACATTCCTGATCGTAGACCGTTCCGTATGGCTTGGAGACAGATGCCGAAGTTCGAGGGTAAATGGAACATGGATAAACAGCGTGAAGAGTACGTAACTGTTGCTCGTTATGGTCTTGATGTAGGTGATATTGAGAACATGGTTGTTATTCTCTGCGCTGATGTTGATTCTGAAATTACTGAAAAAGGAGAATAAATAATGAATAATGGGTATAAATCTGTATTCGGTGTCATTCGTCAGTTCGGTCGCGGTGAAGGCTTTGATGAGAAATATAAAGTAGCTGCTAAACCGGCCCTTGGTGAAACCTATTTCATTGAAGCTGTAGTAGATGAGAATGGTCCTGTTGCTAACTTTGGTACTGAATATGCACGTGATGCTGTAAAGATCCCTGCAGGTGCTTTCGTTACTGGTGCTACTTTGTTTGTTGAAGATAAAGGCTCTGCAGCTAATGTTAAAGTAGACTTGGTTAAGAAAGATGGTTCTGATGCTGTAGCTTTGTTGGCTGCTGTTGTTAGTCCGGCTGATGGTAAAGCTGAAGAGGCTGCAGGTGCTGCTATCAATGCCGTCATGGCTGAAGATAGATACTTGGAAGTTTCAGGTACTTTGACAGGCTTGAAAGCACGCTTGATCGTTTCTTACAAATAGTATAAACAAATGATTGGGGTGTCTTTTAAAGATGCCCCTTTCATACATTAAAGGATTTAAAAATGGCTATTGGTGATCTTCAACACAGTGAACTTCCTGATAATTTATTACACGAACCAAAGGGTGCTTCAACAGCTGCAGAAGACACCTTATATGTTGCTAATGGAGCTGGCTCAGGAGAATTTAAAAAGGCTTCAATTAGCTGTTTAGATATTACTATTCCTTCTGTTTCAGCATCTAGTGTAGGCAGTATTACTAATACTACTTCTTTATCTGGAGCTTCATTAGCCCAGCCTGCAGATGGCATCTTAAATGATGTTAAAGCATTCGTAGGTATTCCACAAGAAATTACAAGTATGATTAATAAAAATGCATCAGAACTTTTAAGACTATATAATAATCAAAAAGAAATTAATGATCAAGTATCTGCTGCTTTTACAGGATTAGAAAATAAAATTAATGAGCTGTTAATTGCTTTGAAAGGTGTAGGTATCATTCATGACTAAGGTTGAAATAAAAAGATTAGATAGTGTAACTGCTAATGATACTACTGCTACCCTTTTAATTAACGATAACTTTAAAGCTATTCAAGATGCTTTAGAAAATACTTTATCTAGAGATGGTACTACTCCAAACTTTATGGATGCTAATCTAGATTTAAACTCTTATAAGATTATTAATAGTGGTGAAGCTACTGATGATAATGATGTAGTTACTTTAAAGCTTGTAAAAGATGCTATCGGTACTGCAACTGAATCTGCAGAAGCTGCTGCTAATAGTGCTAAACAAGCTGCTTCATCTGCACAGTCTGCACAAGTATCTGCTACCAATGCTACTATTGCTACACGAAATGCAGAAGAGACTATTGTACAAGCTACAGAACTACTAGAAGAAACACATACATATGTTGATAATGCTAAGATAGATATTAATAATACTGTTGTATCTGCAAAAGCTGATATTAATACGGCTATATCTAATGCTGAAAGCAATATCTCAGCTATCGTTTCAGATGCCGAGGGTTCAATTACAGATATCGCTGTTACAGAGGCAAATAAGGCTATTGCAAACGCTGCACAGGAAGCAACGGATACTGCAACGGCTAATGTAAACAGCTATGTCGACGGGACTGTTAAGCCTTCTTTGCAGACCTATGTAGACCAAGCACAGGAAGATGCAAACAGCGCAGCTACAAGTATGGAACAGGCTGCCCTAAGTGCAACAGCGGCAAGTAACTATGCGAGCAACGCAAGTGCTGATGCTGATAATGCTGCGGAAAGTGCTGCTTTGGCAAGTGCAGACGCCGGAAGTGCGGCAAAAAGCGCAGAATTAGCCCAGCAAATAAAAGATAGTTTGGGAAATGTATATGTATATAAAGGCTCTGTTAATAGTTATTCTGATTTGCCTAGTAACGCCACTACTGGAGATGTTTATAACGTTGTTTCAAACGGTAAAAATTACGCTTGGACAGGTTCTGAGTGGGACGATTTAGGAGGAACGGTTGATTTAAGTGAATACCAAAAGACGGCAGATGCAGATTCAAAGTATGTAACAAAGACTTCATTAAAAGTTGTTAGTGTGCTTCCTGCTAATCCTGACCCTAATATATTTTATTATATTAAGGAGAATTAGAAATGGCTGTTTATAAAGGCTCATCAAAAATTGCCGATTTAGGTGTTCAGGGTATTAATTTCGGGAGTCAGCAAATCAAACAGATTTTTACAGCCCCGATAACAAACGGAATTACTTATATTCCACAGGACATAAAATTTGAGATTGTTAACGGTAAAACACCGACCCTGTATGCTGGTAGCGAAGTCTGGGTTCCTTACGGAAAGGCTGCTCCAGCTCTCAATATCGGCGACAGTCTGAACAGTGGTATAATCACGGCTATAAGCTGGGACGGCTCGGCTTTGTTTTATAAGGTTCGTTATGATACAAAACTTAATGTTGATTCTACTTCAGACCCGGCGAATGCCGAGTTCGTGACGTCAATATCTCCATCCCACAGTTTCTGGTGGTTCGATAAGAATGTTACTTACAGTCAGGATACGGCACCGAGCAATTTCGGACAATATGCGCTTTGGTACGATACGGCGGAAAATATTGTAAAAATTACGGATACTTCCGGTGCAACGTGGAAAAATTACGGATCCCTTCCGATTGGCGTTTTCACAATGGCAGGCGTCGGTGCAACAAAAAAACTTAAATATGTCTTCAACGGCTTTGGCTATATCGGTTCTACGGCTTTTGCAGTCCCGGGAGTTAAAGGACTGATGGCCGATGGTCTGAACGAAGACGGCAGCTATAAGACCATAGAGCGGACTTTTGACAAAATGGTTATGCGAAATATAGCTTTTAACCGGAGTGCATTCTACGGCGTTGTGTTGGACGGCGAATATACGATACAGGGCGATGATTATATGGAAGCGGCGGAACTCCCTTACCCTGTACCGAACGGTTATGTTTTCTGCTACAGGACTTCCGACAATACGCTTTGGTGGACCCGGAACAACTGTATATGGGTTAAGCGTCATGGGCTGCCGATTGGTTTCTGGACAACTTCAACCGGAGGTACCAGCAATTTTAATCCTGCTAAAAACTTTATAAAGGTTTACCAATACAACTCCTATGAACCCTATAAAGTGCTTTGTAATATTAGTAATGGTGAATCTAGTAGTGTTGAGTTTAGAAAAGGTGTGTATTATATCCGTGCTCAGGGTGGCGGTGGTACTGGTGGCACATTTGGTGACTTTGTTTGGGGCCGTGGTTCTGGAGGTGGTAGCGGTGCCGGTTTTGAAGGATATATCTACGTTAAGAGAAATATTATCCGTAATGTTTCAACGGGTGCTGCTGTATCGTCAGGAAAGTGGGAGGTTAACGGCAATTCTACACAAATTGAAAATATGTTTATATTTGGTGGTGGAGAAGGAGGAAAGACCAATGAAGCCTTAGCTGTCGGTGGGGAGTTAACAGTTATTGCAAATGACGATTATGAGATATTAACGGCGAAATATCTGGGAAATGGAAATGGGACAAAAGTTGTTGACGGTAATAAGCGTTATGGTGGGGACAGTGTAATTTCGAACGACGGGGGAGCCCTACCAGGTGGTAACGCTACCGCTCCTGGTGCTGGTGGTGGTGGATTTGACGGCTCTGGTATAAACGGTGGTGCTGGTGGTGCCGGCGAATGCCTGATTCAATATATCAGTTACGAACCAGAGGGGGGGGTAACTAATCTAGAGTATTTTAAGACCCCAACATTAACTGGGTCAATAACACCTGTTGCAGAGGGTAATATTGTCGTAACCTCAAGCTGTAACTCGAGTGGTTGGAACAATCTGTGTAACAACAGCTATATTATGAGAAATACTATTTCAACCACTTCTGACGCGGGTTATTGGCAAATGCATGATTCGCCAACTCAATGGTTACAGATTAAATTCCCCTATACATTGGCGATAAAGGGAATGACAATCGCAAGCAGACCGAATGATAATTATACCGGAACGGTAACGGCCTATACGAACGCCGACAAAACTGTTAACATGGGTTCGGTTAGGACCAATAAGGCAGCGACCAACTTCACATTAACTGACATGGGAATTGGAGCTTTTGTAACAGACACAATTTATCTGTATATTACTGATATGGACACATGGTATGGTTTGCAGAATTTGCAGATAAGAGGATATAAGGTTGCAGAAGGAAGCTATGTATGGTGATTTAAAATGGCTTGTAAAGGTAAGAAGACTAAAAAGAAAGGTAGATAATAATGGACATCTCGGCAGAATCTATTGGAATTGTTGTAGCTCTTTGTGGAGTAGCTTTTAACTTTATAAGATTTGGTACATGGCAAGGTAAAATTGAAGCTAAAGTAGAAAATCTTGAAAAAGATTCTGCCGTAGCTCTGACTAAGTTTGATGTTATCAATAAAAGTCTTAAAGATAATAACATATTGTTAGCTGAATTAAAAGTAAAATTAGAAGTTCTTATAGAAGAGAAAGATAAATTCCTTGACAAACATATAAAAGACTGATATAATATCTAAAGAGGTATATGGTTATGAAACAAACTTTATTAGAAATGGTGCAAAGAATTTTAGAGTCTATCGATGGTCAAATGATAGAATCTATAGAAGACACACGTGAAGCTGTTCAGGTAGCTAACTGTGTTAAAGAAACTTATTATCATCTATTGTATACCAGAGATATCAAAGCTAGAAATAACGTAGTACAATTGCACTCTTTATCAGATGTTAATAAGCCTACTGAGTTCTATATCAATGATGATGTAGCTCAGATTACTATGTTTAAATACTTTGATAAAGATAATGATAGATATGTAGACTTAGAATGGTTAGATCCAGAAGAGTTTATTAGCAGAAGTTTGAACATGAATCCTAAAGAAGTAGATGAGGAAGGTAATTCCCTTGTGTTAACTGTAAAAGATACTTCTGGTGTTATATATAATGTACGTAATGATAGATGTCCTCAGTACTACACAAGCTTTGATGATAAAAGATTTATCTGTGATGCTTACAATAAGAAGGACTCTCATACATTAATGGAACAGTATACAGTAGTATATGGAGTAGTTCTTCCAGAATTTAAGATTGAAGATACTTTTGTGCCAGATCTAGCTCCTCAGCATTTTACATTGTTGCTTTCTAAATCTAAAGTACAAGCTGCATATGAACTTAATAAAACATTTGATGAGCTTGAGAATGATAGAGCAATGAAACAAATAGTGACTGCAGATAAACACGCTAAGAGAGTTAAAGGATTAACAGAGACATTATGGAAGAATCGGATAAAGACTGGAAGGGTTATGTAATAGTTTATAGTCACCGATTCTACTACGTTAGAAATGTTAATGTTTATGTAGGTGGTGCGTTTACTACTCTTCAAAAAGCTAGAGAATATATTGATAGAAAGATCATAGCAGATAAAACAAGAGAAGAGAAAAGAGAATATAATGCTATGATTAGAGAATTAAAGAAAGAACCTGATATAGGTAAGAGAACAAGGAAGTATAAACAGCTATGCCAAGCCAAACAAAAGTTACACTCAGACCCTTCATCGGAGGATTAAATACAGAAATAAATGGTACTATAGATAGTACTGATAATACTTCTGACGAATTGAACTGTACTATCTTTAATGACGGTACTAGAGGCAGACGTTATGGTATTAATCTTGAGAAGTTTGGCCGATATTTTGAAACAGAAATGGGTAAAGCTTACTCCGGATATTTGTGGAAGAATGTAAACAAAACTGATCTAGATATCATTGTTTATCAAGTAGATACTACTCTACACTTTTATCAGTACACAATTAAACCATATAGTACAAATAAGTATACAGCTACATTAGATATCTCCGATGAAGTAATAGATCTTTCTAACTTTTTAAAGGGTTCGTTATCTTATGCTATTGCAGATGGTAAACTAATTATAGCTAATAAGTATATGAATCCCTGTGTAGTTTCCTTTGATACAGAAACACAGACTTTCAATAAGAAAAAAATAACTATCTTCTATAGAGACTTTGAAGGCATTGATGAAGATATTGATGTTGCTACTATGCCTACTACATTAACTATAGAGCATCATTATAACTTAGTAAATCAAGGTTGGAAAGAGAATGAAATCGATCAAGTCTTTAAAGACCAAAAAAAATATCCTGCTAATAATATGCAATGGTTTTTAGGTAAAGATGCTAGTGGTGCTTTTCAGACTTCAAAGCTTTTAACTATTTACTTTGGTAATACTAGAGCTCCTAAGGGTCATTGTATTCTTGATTACTTTGAAAGAGATCGTTCAGCCGCTTCAGGTATTTATAGTTCAGTAGGAAAAAGAGAAGCCAAATATTACTATCATAATAGATACCCTTCTGGTCACTGGGAATGGTGCTATGAGGGGAAAATAGATAAAGTAGAAATGGAAATAGAAAACTCAGAAGGAGTTACTAATAGCTATTCTGTTAAATTCTTTTCTTGTAATAACTATCTTCAAAACCCTATACAGACTGCTACTTGTGAATTGTATGGTTTAGACGAGGGAGGTAGCTGGAATTTTATTGATAGAAGTTCTTTTAGCTTTACAAATGAAGGTAATAATACTAATGCTTTTGCAAATGAAACTTCATATAAGAAACATAAAGTAGTAATAAATTTAGCAGTTCCTGTATCGGAAGTTAATTGTTGGACTGCTGTTAATTTAAAAGGAAGTATTTCTCTGTTTCCTTATACAGGTCCTAACTCTAAAGTTATAGATATTACTTCAATGTCTGGTAAGATCTTCTATCTTGCTGGAGATACTGTATTGTTTTCTCAAACAGTTAATGAAGATGCAGATAATATTGGTAAATGCTATCAAGAAGCTGATCCTACCTCTGAAGAGATTTCTGATTTAATAGACACGGATGGTGGACATGTTAAGTTTCAAGCTATGGGTGAAGGACTTGCATTAGCTACTTTCAATAGAGGTGTGTTAGTATTTGGTAGAGAAAAAGTTTATGGATTGCTTTCACCTAGAGATAAGAAGTTTAATGCTACTGAGTATGATACTGTAGAATTATCTAGTGCAGGTTTAGCAGGTAGTAAATCTGTTGTATCTGTAGCCGATAGTGTATACTACTGGTCTCCTTTAGGTATCTTTAGAATAGGTGTAAACAATAACACAGGAACTACATTGGTAGCTGAGAGTGTATCTGCTGGAACTATTCAACAGTATTACAATAACATTACACAGTACTCAAAGAGTAATGCTAGAGCTGTGTTTGACTTTGCTACTAACCGTATTTATTGGTATTATCCTTTAACAGAGAATGAGCCTTGGAAGCTAAACGGTGTATTGGTGTATGATTTAAACTATAATGCTTTTATGCCTTATAAGATTTCTGATGGAGGAGCTGTAGTAGGTGTATTTACAACTCTTACTGCAGAACGTGTTAGGCCTAGTTACTCTTTATTTGCAGGAGATTCTTTAGTTATTGCAGATAATTATAGTGTAATTGCTAAAGATGCAGTAGCTAAATATGATCGCTTCCAAGCTTTACAACATTGTATCATAGATGAGAATGGTAATATTTCTTTTGGTGATTATAACAGTAGAGACTTTAAAGATTGGTTAAAATCCTCTTATGATTCTTATATGGTATCTACACCTTTAACATTTAATGATACATATTTTAATAAACAAGCTCCTATCTTGCAAACAGTTATAACAAGAACTGAGGAAGACTTTACAAGAACTTCTAAGAAATATGTTGGATCTTCAGGTGCTTATCTAAGAATGAGATGGGGATGGTCTAATAGTGACTTAAGTAATCGTTGGGATCTTATACAGAACTGTTACATTCTTCCTAAAGATTTCCTATACATCGATTATATAGTATCACGTGTACATATCAGAGGTAGAGGAAGATCTATGCAGATTGAGATAAGAAATGATGGAGATAAAGATTTTAGATTAGCTTCTATTAATATGTTAGTGAGGGTATAATGAGTATTTATTCAGGTGGAGAAAAATATTATAGACTTGCGGAAGGTGTAAATGCTAAAGCCTATAATCTACAAAAGCAACAGCAGTATGAAGAATTTAATAGAAGCTTATTAAGTGATGTAAGACAAGCTCGTATTGCTGCTGCTACTTTACAACAGAACAATTATAGTGAAGAGTTTACGGGATCTGGATCTAATGCAGCTGTAGCTAATGTATACAGTAACTTAGCTGGATCATATGGTTATGCTATTGATAGCTCTAAAAGACTAGCAGAGATACAAACATTAAATACAATGGCATCAAAACTTCAAAAGAAAGGGCAGAAAAGAGATAAAAGATCTGCACAAGCTGCTCAAATAACTGCAGTAGCTTTAGGAGCTATAGGAGGATTTGCTGGTGCAGCTCTTGCTGGTACTATGGGTGTCTCTGCTGCAACAGGAGCTGCTATTGGTTCTACAGTAGGTAACGCAACAGCTGTTGGAGGTGTTTATGCTATGAGTGGTGGTAAAGCTGCTAAGAGTACAGTAACTAATACAGCTTTAAAGAATACTATATCAGCATGGGGACAGGCCGGTATTATTAATAGTTTAAATTCAGGTATTGGAAGTGCACCAGCAGGAGCTGAAATGAGTGGAGGAAAACTTATTGGGGGAAATAGTAGTGGATTAAAGACTTATGATTTAACAGGTACTTTTAATTCTGGAAGAAATATAAATATTTATAATGGCTATTATGAACCAACTCCAAAGATTGTATTAGGGGGCGTGTATTAGAATGTTGAATTTAGAATTTAGTAAACCTCTTAACTTTGATAATGCTAATGAGTTTCCTGAAGCACAGCAGAAGAGAGAATATGCATTACAAGAGAAGGCTAAGATAAAACCCTCTAGAGATTTCAAAGGTACTCGTTCTAGACTAGCATTAGAAAACTTTAATAAAGAAAATGAAACACTCTATGCAGCTGCTGAACAGATGGCTAATACAGGTGTTGATGCTGCTTCTATTGCTAATACTGTACAGAACTACATTAATATGAATACTGAACAGGACCAAGGAGTGTCTCTTGAAGTATCTGCAGCAGAAGCTCAGTTTGAAGAAGCTATGAGAGATAATGATAATACATATGCAAATGCTATCAATAGTTATCTAACAGCTGATGAAGCTAAAGTATTGGCTGATGCAGAGGTATTAGAAACATGGGCACAAGCTAACTTGGATAGAGCTAAAGGAACTAGTAGATGGTATCGTTGGCCTATGAATGTTACAAGATTTTTAATGCCTGTGTTTGGTACTCAAGCTTTGGATCAAGACGTATTTCCGTATGGTAAGAAGACTCCTTTTGAGCTATCCTCATACACTACTAGAACACGTCAGAGAAACTACATTGATAACTTTGCTAAGACACATACAACTGCAGAGTTTAAAGAGTTCTTAGACGCTGTTACAGAAGATATGTGGGCAAACTCAGATCCTGCTACAATTACACAGTTCATTGAAGATATGAGACATCCTATTAATAAATCTAATGATATCTTCGGTGCTTTTGAAATTGGTACTCCTATCTTAAGATCTGTAAACAATACCGTAAGAGCTGCTAAAGCTTCAGGCAATATTAAGAAAGCAGAACAAGCAGCAATAGAAAGTCTTGATACAGATCTGCAAACAGAGCTTGAAGAGTTAGTAACAACATCTGCAACAAAACCTTTCATGAACTCTGAAACATTATCAATGAGTAGCAGAACTGCAGATCAAATTAAAGATACTTTAGCAGATAGAGATGCTGTGTCAATACTTAATAAGTACAGAGCTGAAGGTCTTATTGATGATTCTGAAATGAAAATATTTAAAGACTCTGCTAAGTTTTCCTTTAAGCAGAAGTATGGTAGAGATTTAAAAGAACCTGTAGATATTAATGCAGTAGATATTGTACAAGATGATAGTGGTGCTTACTTAACTTCTATCACTATTGGTACTGGTATAGATGGTAAAGCTGCTATGGATGATGCTGCTGCTATTTTCTATGCTAAACGTTTAGGTCTTTCAGATGGTACTTATCGTATTGCTAAGATGGACGGCTCAGGTTATTACATTCAAGTCTTTGAACCTTTACAAGATAAGAACTTAAAAGTTATTGGTGGTAGTAAAGACTATGCTAATGAAGTAATGAATAAAGCCACAGAGGAATGGAAGCTAAGAGGTCTTGGACGTTTCTTCTTTGGTGTTGTTGGTGTAGGAGAAGAAGCTTTTAAGAGAGATATCCAATCAACTAGATTTCTTACAACAATGAGAAGTAAACTATATGATAAATATACTAAGAACTTCTTTAGTCTTAATAAGGATGAACATGAACTCTTTAATGCTATCTATGCTAAGGGTGTTAAAGCTAATGGTGGTGATGGTGTATGGTATACTGCAGATCAATTAAGAGATGACTTTGGTGCATCTGAAAAAGTAATTGCAGCTTATCAAGACTTTAAGAAAGTATCTGATATAGACTACATTGCTCATAATGATTTAGTACACAGGGAATTATCTAGAAGAGGCTTCAAGCTTTATCAGGGAGACATTATTGGTGTAGAAGCTGGTGAAGCTGTGCTTGATAAAGGTCTAGATCATATGTCTATTAAGGTTGGTAATAATATTTTAAATAGTAAAACTTCTACAGCTGCTGATATTAAAGAAAGATATTTGAACAAAGGCTTTAAACTTATTCAGGTATCTAGAAGATCTCAGTTAGATAGAGACTTAAACTACAACTATATGCTGTTATCACCTGATCAAGCTTCTAGTACTTTGCTTCCTAGATATATTACTAACTATGCTCCTGGTGGTAGAAGAGTCTATACTTATGGTACAATGTATGTCAAGCAAGGAAGGCGTGTGTTCTCTGATGGAGTAGAGATGAATGGTTTTCCAAAGACTCTTGTAGCTGGTACAAATAAAAAAGAACTACAGCAGTACTCTGATGAAATGAACAGAGCTATTGATATTTTTAATAGAGCTGTAGATGAGAACGATATTGCTTGGGCAAATAGAGAATTAACATCAGCTAACTTTAAGTATGTAAACATTCGTAACTGGGATGACCTTAAAGCTACTATGAGAAGCTCTGATAATCCTACAGGCTTAGTAGATCCTAGATATAAAACTAAAGTACTTGAAGATAAAGAAGAGTTGGTATACGACAATCAGTTGCCTACTATGTTCAATGAAATTGAAGAGTATGATGATGCATTGCAAGACATTATTAACGCTAGAGCATCTAACACAGGGCACAGATACAATGTACTTGAAGGTGTTAATGGTGATGATGCTAGAATCCTTAGTGTTGGTGATATCTTTGAAAAAACTATTGAGAGAGCTGTTCATACGAATACATTAGGAGATCTTCATAACTGGTATGGTAGAGAGTTTAGAAAGAACTTTTTACAGTACATAGATACTACACACGGATATAATCCTTCTATGTATTCTGATAAAGAACTTATTAGATCTGCTCCTCTTAGAAAGCTTGCTGATGTACCTAAGGAAGATAGAGATGGCTTAAGAGCTGCTATGAATATGCAGAAACATTACTTAAGAATTGCTAATACTCCTACAGCTTGGGATAAATCTATTGAGAGAACCATGAAAGGTATTGCTAGAACTCTAGGAGATAATGTACCATTCCTTTCTAGAGATAGTAAAGCTCTTGATAAGTTAGCTAAAACAGATCCTGCTAAGTTTGCTAGAGGTATAGGATTTAATCACGTGTTTGGTTGGTGGAATACAGCACAGTTCTGGAAACAGGCCTTAGGTATTGTTACAACTGCTTCTGTGCATCCTATTACAGCTTCTAGAGCCATTGCTGCTTATCCTTTTGTAAGACTTGCATATGCTTTTAAAGATAGTAAGAATCTATTTTATAAGTTTTCTAATCTTGTAACAAAAGCTGTAGGTATTTCTTCTAAAGAGTTCAATGATTTCATAGATTATATGGATTGGTATGGATCTCTTGAAGGAACTAAGATGTTGGTAGGTATGGATACTGGCCATATTAATATGATTAGAAATAACAAACTACTTAGATCTCAATACTTCTTTGCTAATGAAGGTACTAATGCTAACTATGTTATTGCAGATCTTACAGCATTCTTAGAAAAGAAAGGTTCAAGTTATAAAGACATTGCAGCTTACGCAGATACTCTGTATGGCCATATGACTAAGGCTAGTGAGAGTGCTTTCCAAGCTGGGCAAGTCGCTTCTAAATTTCCTGTAGCTGTTATGGCGCAATGGTTAACATATCCTACAAGAATGATAGAACTTATGATAGACGGTAAACTTACTAAAGCACAGAAAGCTAGAGTATTAGCTGGTCAAATAGCTGCTTGGGGTGTTGCTGGTACATTCGGCGATGATAAAGCTGAATTAAATATGTACGATTATATGGTTAAGAATGATATGCCACCTGAAGTAGCTTCACAGATCTCTGTAGGTTTATTGACTAACTTAGGTAGAGAATATGGCGTAGAAATATCTGAAGGTTTAAATCTTTGGGAGCTTATAAAGAATGAATTGTTCTTGTATGATAAAGTTACTGGAGAATTAAGAATGCCTAACATTCCTGCTGTGTCTGCTTTTGGCCAAGTAGGTTCTATATACAGAGCTATTAAAGATGTAGTAGCTCCTGCAACAGATGAAATGACTTTATATCTATGGTTAAAGAATAGAGCTACTGATAAATATTTAAACACAGGTACAAAGAATCTTCTTAAATCCTTTATGGCTTATAGAGGAAACTTGTGGTGGAATACTAATCAGGATATTGTAAAGGAAGATTCAGATCTTAGATCTGCAGTATTACAATTAATTGGATTTAATCCAGTAGAATCTAAAGAACAAGCATATATCTATTCTGCAACGGAAGATTATAATGGTGTAGTAAATGAAATGTTCGAGGATCTTAAAGAACAAATTAAAGATTACTCTAGTATGTTAGATAAAGGAAATTGGGAAGATCCAATTAAACGAGATGAGATACTAGCCAATATGCGTGCTAAATATACTATGGATCTACAAGCTTATTTAAGAGAATTAGGTGAAGCATATCCAGATAGCCAAGCTCAAATGTTATTATCTAATAAACTTATTAATGAATTAGTAGGTCCTGAAAATATTCTTGACAACAAAAGAGAAAAGTTGTATGATAGTGTAGGACCTTCTAAACTTAGAATAATTAGAGACTTTACGAAAGGTGAATATAATGTCGTTGAATAAACAAATAACACAAGTATCTGGAAACTCATATGCTCCACGTGTATCTTTTAATAGTTCTGTAATTGCTCCTGTTAATCTACCTGAAGTAGAGAAACCTAAGTACAGAAACAATGTAGGGCTTAATATTGACATTGGAGAAATTGTAAAAAGCTTTGCTAAAGCAGATAAAGAGAAAGCTGATAATGAATCTAATATGAGAATGAATGCTTATGCTGCAAGACTAAATGAGATTGTTGAAGGACAGCGCCAAGGTGTCTATAAACAAGATGTAGCAGAGAGACTCATTAGACAGGAGACGGATTCTATGTTATCTCAAGGATTTGCTGCTACAGATATTGCTAAAGTACGTAATTACTTTGATGGTGGTATTAATTCTCTTGAAGAGAAGAGACAGTCTGAAATGGTAATGCACGAACAGAAAAGAGAGCTACAGGAAGCTGATGCGTTTAGACAAAGATATTCATTCACTAAGGATTGGAGCTTTGATAAAGTAAGAGCACAGAAAGATTATATGGCTAAGCTTCAAGGAGATGTAGACTTCTATAATCAACAGATAAATATGGGAGCTACCTCTAAAGAAGAATTGGATATAGCTATGAAACAGAGAGGTACATCTATTCAGGATCTTGCAAGAATGAATATTATCATGGATGTACAAGACGCTGTATATGCTGAAGACTTTGATCCTAAGAAGGTAGATGCTAACTATATTAGTTCTCTGATAAACAAAGCTACAAATATTGGTGTTCTTAATGGAGTAGATTATGGTGAAGCAAGAATGATTGCTGAAGAAGCTGTAGCTAAGTTAGGTTTAGAGGATATCTTTGGTGCTCGTGGTAGAGATTTAGATTTAAATACAAACTTTATGAAGAAAGTCTTTGACAATATTACCAACACTACAAAGACTGCTATAGCTTCTAGCTCTCCTCAGGCTGCTATCTTATCGTCTATTGATCCTGAATTAGTACCTTACTTTAACAGATACAATCAGAATCTTGTACAGACTGCAGCAGATAACATCTACAGAATTGAAGTAGGCAAAGGTGAAGATGGAAAGCCTGTAAGAAAAGCATATCTATTTAATAGAGAAATTGATGAAGATCAGAAGTTAACTACCGAAGCTTCATTCAATATCTTAAAGAATAGTTTGTTAGAGAATGAATATCCTTTAGGACTTTTTGCTAATGAAGCTGTGTTTGCCACAAGTAATGCAGTTAAGGGTGTATCTATTAGTAAGGATAATTCTCCAGAGCAGAATAGAACTTCTTTACAAGATATTGAAAACATTGAAAGATTCTATAATGATGCTACATATAAAGCTAGAAAGCAATCTATGAGAGAGTCTAACAATCCTAACACAAGAGCTAAGCTAGACATTATTGAAGCAAATGAGAAGAGTCTTGCAGGGCAGAAAGCAGCTGGACAAATGATGTTGAACGATCCTCAGGTACTAAATATCGGAAGAACTTTAGGCAGCTCATTGCAGGCAGATAGACTTCGTATAGATCCAAGCACAGGAAACTTAGTACTTATTAAAGGAACTACAGGAGCTCTTAGTAGCTTAGGAGATTTCTTTGCATCACATAATACTAAAGATGAACTTAATAGATACAATGAATCTTTGGCTAAGCTAGATCCTCAGGTAAGAAGAGATGCAATTACTACTATGTTAGAAAGAGAAATACCAGACCTGCAGCCTGGTGAAGTAATGATTGATACCTCTGAGAGAACTACTAAAGAAGATACTTTCACATACCTTCAGGAAGGCAGTACAGCGTTGTTACAGGGTGTTGAAGAGTTCTTAGGTAACTTACCTTTAGAAGATACAAAGAGTGTTACAGACGCTTTAAAAACAGCCTTAGAAAGGACTATTAATAATTCACTATTATCTTCTTCAGTAGAGAAGGTTTTAGCAAAGGAACAGCCTACAGGTTTTAGTGAAGATACTTTACAGGCTGCTAAGAACTTTAGAGAAGCAGGAGAGTTAGAAGAAGCAGCTAACAGATTAGAACAGCAGACAGCTAACTTATCTGAAGCAGGTACTAGAGAATACGCAGAAGGAAATAGAAAAGCTATTAAAACTGCTAGAGCTAAAGCTTCAGAACTTAGAGGGAGTGCTACAAGAAGTGGTAGTGAAATTATAGGAGGAGCTCAGATAGGTATGACAGATATGCTTAATAATAATCCAGCTACTCAAGGATATCAACAGTCATATGTAGTACCTCCTGCTAAAGATGAAGTTAAAATATCTCTAGATAAAAATAGTCCTGCTATTAAAAAGCTTATTAAAGAAAGAGATAGGTTAACACAGGAGATAGATAATATGAACAATGGCTATACAGAATTTAATAGTCGTAAGTATGCTAAAAATGCTACAAGAATAGCTGAGATAGAAAAGGCTTTAATAGAAAATGAAAGAGAAGACTAAACTTAAAATACTCTTAGGATTAGTATCAGGTATTGTACTAGCTACTACTTGTCTATTATATCCAGATAAAGCTGAGATAGTAGCTAGAGCTCTATTGTTATTCTGTACAGGAATCTAACAATGTATCAGTATATAGCAATAGTTATATTAGCTGTGTTACTTGGTTTTACTTTTAAGAGTAATATAGAAAAGAGTAAAGAAATAGCTACACTAGAAGACTCTATAGATGCTTATAATAAAGCACAGGAGAAATCAGTAAAGACTATTACACAGATAAGAGAGGTAGTAAAACATGTTAAAGATCCCTGTGATTGTTATAACCAGCCTATTCCTGATGATATTATTAAGCTCTTGCAAGAGTAATGCAAGAAGCTTGGAAGAGACTTGTTATAAAACTATCGTTACATTTGGTGATTCTATAGAATGTGTAGTTAGATATAAAAATAGTAGATAAAAGAAATCCTGCAAAGACTCTATAACGAATCGATGCAGGATTTTTTATAGGGAATTAATATATTACCTTTCCCAATCTTTTACAAAGATATTATACACTACTTTATAGAACTTGTCAAGAACTTTTTTCATAAAACTTACTTCTACCATATTTAGCTAATAGATCTGCCATGCTATTATGAATGTTTTTATTCTTTAATTGATTAGTATGTGCCTTTACTTTATCTACAGCAACACCTAATCTCTTAATTTTATAAGCTAATACTTTCATATTCATGTGTTCTATGTATTGTTCTCTCGTTCTTGGTTTATCTTTTATAGAACTATTAATATATTGGAGAGCTGTTTGAGAATCTGTGTAGACTATAGAGTCCTTACCGTGTAATAGTATGGCAGCTACATAGATTGCAAACAGTTCTCCATAGTTATTAGAAGAAGCTTTTACATAGTTAGATACAGTTCTTTGATGAAGACCATCATTAATTACTATACCTATTCCAGCTACTTTTCTTTTAATATCATAAGAGGAATCTGTAAAAGCTTCTATCATTTAGCTATCCTTTCATAAGATTATAAAGTGTAACAGCTCTATTACCTACTTGCTTAGCCCATAAAGAGTCCATCATCTCTCTCGCAGCATCTTCATAAAGGCCATTTTTAAGAGCCTGGAAGAGTTTTTTAAATTGAGATAGACGAGTATAGCCTAAGTTAAACATCATGTCTGTAAGGACGTAAAAACGCTGTTCAATTAGATTGTTAGTATCTATACCATATTCTTTACAGAGTCTTATTACTTCAGATTCAGCAACTGCAAAGTCTCTTTCAAATAACATATCAGCCTCTGTCTTTGTAATACCAATATCTTCTAAGTTTCTACCGTATCCAATAGTAAGCTTACCAGCAGTACACTTATAAGGTTTAAGACGTAGACCTTCAAAGTCTTTAGTCATTTGTTTATATTTACTATTCATTAATCTCTCCATATTCTGTTTAGTTCTTTAAGTTCTTCATCATCTACTACAGACCAAAATGAACTACAATCTTCTTCAGAGTTTACTACTTTATCTATAATAAAGAATGCTTGATATTCACTAGGTGTAGCTCTATGTCTAAAGCAGATCCTTTTAAGACTACAGTTAGGATTGTTACACATAGTTATATCTGCCATTATAGCAACATCCCTACTTGTAAAGAACCCCACAAGAACTCTCCAATATTCCAAGCAGCTTTAGTATTATTGTACTGTGTCTTATACAAGAAAGCTGTAGGAATAATATAGCAGATAGGCATAAGCAAACCACCAAGAGCAAACCAGAAGTTACCAATACAGATAGCAATACACATGTTCCATACCAGCCCTCTAATAGCTAGAGCAGCACTACCCCAGAGTCTTGGATACTTAGTAAGCTTTTGAACACACCAATCAATCCACTTACATTCTGTAGCAGGAGCAACGCCAGTAGTAATAGAACCTATATAAGCACCCCAACCACATATCTGCTGACCTGCATAAGCTCCAATAGGAGTAAAGATATTGTTTGTTACAAGTCCTAAGAATAGAGGATAATAAATTTTATTTACTGGTAGATCCCAAAGACCTCCTCTAATTCTATTGAGTAAAGCACCAGCCCATCTAAGTAAAGTAAACCACATATTATTTCCCTTCAGTATTAATTTCTACACCATTAGCCGCATAGCCACAGATATCAATCCAGCTATCTTCGTGTTTAGGATTGTTCTGTATTCTAGCTAGTTTCATAAGACACATCATAGACGCTACATCAGAAGGTGTAATGTGTCTCTGCAGGTACAATGTCCAGAACGCTGCAATCCTTGCAAAGTTTTCTTCAGGACTGCCATAGTTCTCTTGCCTAGCACCATTAACAATTTCTTTTGCTTTATCTAAGCATTCACTTCTGTTCATTACGCAACTCCACTACTACCAAAACCACCACCTCTATCATCATCAGATGTAATAGGACCACTAACAATATCTACAGATGGAAGTTTATTAAATACAACTTGACAGACTCTATCTCCAGGTCTAATAACAAATTCATTGACACTATAATTGTATAAGATAACAGCCCATTCACCTCTATAGCCTGCATCAATAGTACCAATACCATTAACTAAACCGATACCATTATTAGCAGCTAAACCTGACCTAGCCCTTAACTGTGCTTCATAACCTTCATCAAACTGTGTAATAATACCTAAAGGAATCTTAACATAAGATGAGGGTAGCAATACAATAGAACTAGAGATAGCAGCTCTCAAATCAAACCCAGCATCATTAGAGTGAGCCTTTGAAAGCTCACCCCAAGACTTATTGTAATTACTTAAGTAGGCTATTCGCAACTGCATACAGCTTTATCCTCTGCAAAAAGAAGTCTATCTGCGTGTTCCTGTCTCTTACCTACATTGTATTCTGACATAGGTCTATAATACTTTTCGACTGTCGCTTCATCTTTCAATGCTGTGTCATTCAGTCTGTCAAGGTAGTCTTTTGCCATTCCATACTTTCGAGACAGGAAGTATCTTGGCGAATCGGCATACATAAATGATATTAGCTTTATTGTATCTTCTTTTGCAAGTCTGATTCTAAATACAGAACCATTTTTTACAATCTTTTTCTTATCACTTATAACGTTAAAGCGTGTTAGTATATTTTTAACATCTTTTAACACTGCCATATGTCCTGTAATCTCTGCAAACAAATTGTTTTTATGTAATCCATCGTAATAAAAGCTTCCATCAGCATCAAATAAACCTCTTATAAAATGAGGAGCAAAAGAATCCTGCAGTAAATCTATATGAAGTCTACCTCTATTCTCTTTTCTCTTTGTTATTTGATATATTGCAAGTTTATTATGAATCTTCCAACTTCTGAATTCAAAGCCACAACAAGGTTTACCATTCGATTCAAATCTTTTTATGGGTTTTTCATCGTTCCCTATAAAATTTCTAAATCTTACAAGTTGACTATAATCTTTATCAGCTAAAGCAAACCTTATTTTATTTTCACAAGTACAATTACTATCTCCATACATAAAACCCAACCAGTACGCAACATCTGGTGTTAATTTATCAAAGATCGTCTCATTTAATTTATATATTTTTTTCATTTTTATAACCTCTTGGCTTAGTCATTTCGACTATTACTTTCCTCTGTGTTACTCTTAAAGAGCTTTCACATTCTATTAGACACAATTTTACATGGGCTATCACTAGACACCCATAACACGAGACCATACTTCACAGATCTGTTGCTGGCTACCATCTTTAAAAGTAACTACAAGATTATTATCAACACTTTCAACATCTTCTTCATTAATACGATGGTTCTTCAACACACCTTTAGCAAACTCTGATAACATTTTTCCTCCTATTGATTAAGTTGTTTAAGTTTTTCTGCTGCAAATTCATGTGCACATATAGGACAGAACTTGTATTCACCAGCTATGTATCCGTGTTTAGGACAAATACTATAGACTGGAGTAATGCTTATATAAGGCACAGAATAATTAGTCAGAACTCTCTTTACAATCTCTTTACACATACTACCTGAAGATATTTTCTGTGACATATAGAGATGAAGAACTGTACCACCCGTGTATTTAGTCTGCAACTTCTCTTGCAAATCCAAGGCAGTAAAGATATCATCAGTATAGCCAACAGGTAATTGAGATGAGTTAGTATAGTAAGGAGATTCCTCTGTACCAGCTTGAATAATATCTGGATAGAGTTTCTTATCTGCTCTAGCAAATCTAGTAGTAGCTCCTTCTGCAGGTGTAGCTTCAAGATTATATAAATGTCCTGTTTCTTTCTGGAAGTCTACCATTAGATCTCTAATATAATTTAGTACATCCTCTGCAAAATCTTGACCGAACTCTGTAGTAATATCTTCTTTACCATCTGTATAGTTCTTAATCATTTCATTAATACCGTTAACACCAATAGTACTAAAGAAGTTTCTATAAGTTCCAATCCAACGTTTTGTAAAGGGATAGAAGCCAGCCTCTAAACGCTCTGTAAGAAACTTCCTCTTAACTTCAAGAGCATCTTTAGCTACGCTACAAATATCTTTGATAGTCTTATACAGATTCTCTTTATCATTCTTAAACATATAACCTAAACGAGCCATATTAAGAGTGACTACACCAATAGAACCTGTCTGTTCTGCGCTACCAAAGAGACCATTACCTTTCTTCAATAACTCTCTAAGGTCTAGTCTAAGTCTGCAGTTGTGTGTCATCAACCCATTAGCAAGCATAAATAAGGCTGATTCATTATCTACATCAAAACAATATAGACTCTCTATAGGACCTTCTTCAACGCTTTTAATGCTGTAACAATTCCACCCATCAACTATTTTAAATAAATCTCCGTAACTATCTCTAGTAGGTAAATCTATTCTATAGTTTGGATTAGAACCCAGACGCCCTTCTCTTGTATCTACATATACTTGTGAGTGTTTAAGTCCAAGCATTGAAGCAATTGTGCACAAATCATTAGCAAGCTGTTTAGAACTTGTGTATAATCTGCGACTTGCTCTTGCTCCATCTGTTAATCTCATACCATACAAAACACCCTTTAAGAAATCTGTAGACATGTTGAACGTTTTATTAGAGAATGACTTAGACAACGCATCACCCGTTATAAAGTCTTTAATGTAATCTGCAGAACCTGCACCAACATATACATCTCTTAAACCTTTTACTGTTTTTTGTTTAACAGGATACCCTAAACCATTAAAGAATTTTTTAATATAATTAAAGGTATCATCATCTTTAGTAGCAGATGATAACGAGTAATGAACACATCTATCATCAAAACTGCCGTCACCTGCAAAAGCTCCAACAACTACACCTGCTTCATACTGTCCTAAGTCACTTACATCAGCGCAAGAAGAACTATTATACGGCAGATGCATACCTTCTCTGAGCTCTTTGGCAGGTATAGACTTACCAAGTTCTGGAACAAATTGTAAATGTTCTACACCCATATTAATAGTATCACCATTAGACATAGTTACTTTAATAGTTTTGTCCGCAGGTTGTTTGTTAGGTGTTGCATCACACCATTTGAAACCGTCCCATACTTGATATTGACATTCACGACCTGGTCGCATGTTGTTAACAATCTGATATATACCTTGTACAGATATTCCTTTCGAGGACTTCACAAGAACTTTAGTATCACCTGTTAAGGGGCACATACTACGTACATCTGAAGGCTTCATATCAGAACTCATATAGTTACTAAAATAAGGATAGCCATATTTAGCAGTAACTTCAAATATCTTATCAGCTACTGGAGAATCCCAATCCCATTCATTAGTAATATTATAAGTAGGAATAGGGAACGTAAAAGGTCTACCATCTTTATCACCAGCAGACATTACATCTAACAAAGCTAAGTTAATCATATCCATCTCAGCTTGATAGTCTCCATAATTAGTTCCTGTATCTTCCATACCAATTATTACAGGTTTATTTACTAGATCCTCAGGACATTTAATATCTAATGTAATATTACTGAATACTGTCTGTCCACCCCATCTACTAGAAGTACCACAACAGTAAATAAATTCTTGTAACAGCTGTTTAACTTGCCTATAATCTAACTTATCTGCTCTAACAAAGGGAGCAAGGAAAGTATCAAAGCTAGAGAAAGCTTGAGCACCTGCCCATTCATTCTGCATAGTACCTAAGAAGTTTGCCATCTGACCTAATGCAGCTGATAAATGCTTAGGTGGTTTAGCTGATGTCTTGCCTGGAACTCCTGCAAATCCTTCAGTCAATAGAGCCCTAAGACTATGACCACAGCAATAACCGCCTAAGAAATCAAGATCATGAATATGTATAAAGCCTTCTCTGTGTAACTTACTAGCTTCCTTTGGGTAGATCTCATCAAGCCAATAGTTAGCTACTACCTTTCCTACAACATTAAGTATCATACCTCCAACAGAATATGACTGATTAGCATTAGCTTTAACACGCCAGTCTGTTTGATATACGTACTCTTCAATGCTTTGTTTAACGTCTATCTTTGTCAACCTTACCTCCAAACTGTGTAAAACAATTACCGCATCCTCTATCAGATATATATAGAATGTTACCACATTTAGGACAAACCTTGTAACAAGTATTAAGAAAAACTGCTCTAGCTTGAGCAGTCACTGTCATACTTGTACATTTCTCTATAAAGATTTTATTGGCCTGTGTTTCCTGCATCATATAAATCCTTTATATATCTAGCAATTAATAATGCTTCTGCTCTACCATCTTTACTCAACAATAATTCATCTGCAATGGAAGGATAAAGACGCTTTGCAAGATCTACTGATAGATGCTTACGCTGCGTCTTTGTCAAACCTTTAGTAATTAAACCAAAGTGTTTCTTCCATACTTGAGGTCTTACTTTAATAAACTCTCCAATAGGTTGAGCGAGAGTGTATCCAAGTAGTTCTGCATAACCTGCAAGTTTCATAAATGTAGTATTAGATTGACAGGATTGCCCAGGTCTACCACAAACATCTTCAACAGCTACATTAGTATCTTGATAGCCTGTCTCTTCATCAGATTCATATATACTATAGTACAAGTAATCTTCGATATTTGCTGTTAAATCAATTATAAAAGGATCTTTACCTTCAACTAGAATAGCCATAGCTCCTTTAGAACCTGGATCAATTCCTATAAATCTTTTACTCATCATTTAACTCCGTATAATAATCATCACCAGTTATAAATTCATCCTTATGCTTAAGAACTTCATCAACTATTCTACTCAATAACCATCGCTCATCTTTACCAATAATATATAAGACATCTTCAATGCTATGAGTATCTACAATACGATCTAAGAGTTCTTTAATAGACATTCCATATCCCTCCATACAAAAGAAAAAGGATCTGTGTTAATCTCTGTGAATCCTTGAGACCATTTGAGTCTAGTTTGAACAGCCCAATCAGCTGGAGTAAGGAGGAACACAGGACTTCTAAGAGCAGTTAGTTTCTTTCCAGTTTCTAAACAACAGCTTTCAAAGAAGTCCTTATGATGTCCATGTCCTACTACAATAGATGTGTGCCAATTCTCTATAAGTTCTTGTGCAGTAGTACAAACAGTGTCTGATAAACCTTTATGAGCACAATGTACAAAAGAGATACCATCAACTACAGCAGGTTTACAATAATCATATACTTCCCAACCAAGCTGTGTAAACAAATCTGCTACAACTGTGATACCATTTCTAACATCGTGATTACCTAATGTAAGAATCTGTTTAGGTCTATAGGTTTTCTTTTTCTGTTTTCTTTTGATGTTATTATAGTCTTCAATAGCAGCTTGGAAGTTTGCAAAACATTCCGCTACTTCAGTCATCTCTTCAGCTAAAGAATATTTACCTCTGTTCTTAACTAACCAAGCTTGGCTATCGAAGTCTCCAACATCTCCTAGATGAATAATATAATCTGGTTTAGTTTCTGTACAATAAACTCCAAAGTTATACCAAAAAGATTTATCAGGGTACATTCCAGGAGTTATGTGTGTATCAGATATAACCAGAATATTACTCATTAGTTTTTGTTATCCTTTTCAAACTGTTCCATACGTGCTCTTACAGCTGCTTCATTAGCTTCTGCTTCTTTCTTTTTATTGTCATCAATAATCTCTTCAGCAGCTTTAATGATATCGGCAACACTATCAAGAACTTCTAAATGACCTTCTTCATTCGGCAATAAGATAATAGTCTTACCATCGCCTTCCATAAATGTAGGTCTCTTAGCAAGATCCAAGTAAACATCTACCGGAGTATCTTTGAAAGGAACACCTTTAAGTTTTACAAACGGTCTCCATTTATTGTCTACATTCTCTACCAATCTTTTATCTCCTCTACTTTAGGTTCATTAACAACTTTAGTTAGATATCTAATGCCATCAGAATATTTAAAAGCTCTTAGATTTTTCCAACATTTCTTTTTATATGGACAGAACACACAGCCTTTATCTAATCTGCAGTTACCACCTTTACCATCTGCAATTTCTTTATAACATTTATCAGCAGGGGGTGTAGGACTGTCTAAGACTTGTCTGCAGTTCTTTATTAAGGCTTCTGTATCAGGGATATCGAAGTCTATATCAGGTCTATATAAGCATATTTCACCAGTAACTTTATTAACTACTAAGAAACCAGGAGAACCCTTACCAACTTCTTTATCGTAGCTACCAATCTGTGCTAAGTAACCGAAAGGATCATCATCTGGAAGACTCCCATTTAAGAACTTCATGTAGCTTCTTTGACTGGCTGACTTAACATCTACTACTTCGCCATCAATAATGCTATCAATGTGTCCCACAACACCATAGTGTATTACTTCCTTCTGACAATCCTTTACTTCATGACCAGATACTTTAGCTAACCATAATACTAGAGTCTCAATAATATCACCATATAAAAACTTTAATCTATAATAAGAAGGTTCTTCTGAAGAATCTACAGGTTCTTTCAAATCGTACCATAATCTTCTTAAGGGTTTACCTATCGATGATAAAGATAAATGGTCTCGTCTTTTAGAGGACTGTAGTAGTCGGTTAACAATTGTGCTTGTAAGAGCGTCTGCCAATTCTTTTATTTGCTCTTCTTTTATTTCACTACAGTCCTCTAAAACCTTATAGATATCTTCTACTAAATTAGATAAGTTCTTCTTCATCTTCTACAAAGATGTCTTCAGCATCTCCAAAGTCATCGTCTCCAGAGAATTCTTTAACATCAATGATCTTGATAGAACCTAATCCAGCAAACATACCAAACTTCTTACTATCATACTGAGTTACATGTACGTGTGCAATAGAACCATTACCAACTTTCTTCAGATCTTCATCTGACATTATAGCTTTGATTTTATTATACACACGAGGTTTTACAGAAGACTTAAGAGTGATAACTGATTCGCCATCTTTAACTTTAATCTTCTGTCTAGGGTTAATAATTTTCTTAACAGCTTCAAGGTTATCTCCTTCAAGGACCAAGTCTACCTGATATTTATTAGAAGCAAACTCTCCTTTGTTATTAGGAGCAGCCAAGAAAGGCCATTTAAGTTTTACGTTTTTAAGTAAGATTGTATCCATTTATTTCTCCTTGTTACAAATACAGTCTAGCATAATAATATAAACTTGTCAAGCATTTTTTAGTTACAATAGTAATAATGTTTTCCTATCTGTGTTCTCCTTTTAAACTTTTTTGTCCAATGTCCTTTAGGATATTCTTTAGATACAGTATAATGTTTACAAATATTCTTTGACTTGAACAAATCGTGGTTATAATATACCATCTTAGCTATTGCTTTAGCTTTTCGATAGTGCATATTATCTGCTGGTTTAGAGTATTCTGAAGTCCAAGAGAACTGTGCAGGTTTATATACTTCATCAACAGGTACACCTCTATTCATAACAACCACAGCAGTAGCAATCTGATCTTCGATAGAACTATTGCGGGCTTCAAAGTAGATGTTATTAGCTAAAGCTTCTATATTTTTATTATCAGCATTAACAGCTATCGCAATTAAAGTATATATGACTGCTAAAACACCAATTAATAATATATTAAAGAACTTTATAAGCATTAACTAAACATCTCCCCAAACTTATATTTAGCTTTACCTAGATATGCACAGTAGTTTTTTAGATAGTATATATCAAGAACTATAAAAGATTTAGCAGAAGATAGTACAATACATTTATCGCCAGCAACTTCTAATACTCTATATGTAAAAATAGAACTAGAAAATAAATCATCTTCTGTAATATTAGCTGGTATTGGTATGTTTTTTTGAATCATAATAGATGCCCCCAATGTTTAACTATCCAAGTATAATATGTAGGATTCTCTCTTAAAAGTACACTAACAACTTTCTTAAAATCCTCTACAGATACGAAGTTGTCTCTTAGTGGAGGGTATACAATATCATCTTCTTCAAGCATTTTTATTTCTCCTTTAAATAAATAACATGAGCATCTTTCTTAAACACAGCTTTAATCTTACTCCATAGACTAGAAGGCTGTAATACTTTTTCAAGTTCTTGAACATACACAGGTCCAACTTTTCTATAAGGTACTCTTACTTTCCATTTATTACCAGCAATAGCAAGAGATACGTGTGTCTTTAAAGCTTCTTTTGATAAAGCTATAAGAACCATATTAGTTTTTATTAACATTAGTAAACTCCTTTCATTTTATATTATATCAAAGATATTAGTGAGTTTCAAGCCAATTTCTACCTATTTTATATTCACCTTCAAGAGGACAGAAAGAACCGAAATGTTCTCCAGCATCTCGAATACATTGTCTTAGAATAATACCAACAGCTTCAGCATCTTTTTCAGCACAGTCCCATTGCATTTCATCGTGTACTACAGCAACTTGGAAGGCATCTAAACCAGCTTGTTTAATTCTGTGGTATGCTTCTATCATAGCCCACTTCATACAAATAGCTTCATAAGCTTGCAAGTAAGTAGACATAGCTAAATGAGAACTTCTTAAAGGTATTCTACGTCCATCAAGACCTATGAAATATCCTAGCTTAGACCGATATTCTAGCTCTTGTTTAAACTTAGACCAACCTTTACAGTTCTTCTTTAGTCCATCAAAGGCAGCTAATCCTCTATCATAACCACCTAAAATAGAACCTATCTTTGCTACTCCAGCTCCCATAATAATTGCAAAAGTACAAGTCTTACCTTTCTTACGACCTGCAACCATATCTTTATTAGACTCATCATACTCTTTATCAGCAGGATTAAGCCCATAGATTTGAGAGAAATAGTAGTGCATATCTTTATGTACAATATTATACTTAAGACCTTCATCTTTCATATAATGACAAAGACCTCTTAACTGAATATTACTAGCATCACAACCTACAAGCTTACGTCCTTTAGCAACTGTAAACATTTCTCTACACACAGCCCCATATAAACCTTTAGAAGGAATGTTACCTGTGTTAGGATTAGCGTGAGCCATACGATGTGTTGCTGTACCAATACTTAATACACTGCCGTGCACTCTATCATGCTCATCACAAGCTTTAAAGTAGGATTGAATCAATGTTGAACGACTCTTAAGAACTTTACATTGTTTAATTAGCTTTAATTCTTCAGGAGAATCTTTTCTTAATGTGTTTAAGTTCTCTTCGCATACCTTTGGCTGTCCACCAGGAGTAAAAATGTAAGGCTTCCAGTACCCTTTAAGTCGCTCAACAATCTCTGGAGGGCTATCAATATTAAACTCTCTCCATTCATATTTAAATCTTCTATATAAATCTTCATCTACCTGTTCTAACATACAGCTAGTTAAGATACGTTGAGAGGTAGCATTGATAGCACCATCTTTAGTTCTTCTTACTTTCCATAAATCTTTATCATATACTTTAACTTTTCTAGGAGGGAATATTTTCTTAAGTCTTTGAATTAACTCAAAATATTCTCTATCAATCTTATCTTTAGTAGACTCTGCTAGTTCTCTATTCAATAGAAATCCGTGTCTCTTCTGTTCAGATAAAAGATATTGAGACCATAATTCTATCTTAATAGATTCTTTAGAGAAACCTTTAAGAGCTTTCTGTAGTTCTTTATAAAGATATAGATTGACATTAACATCTTGGATACAGTAATCTTCCATCTCTTGAGACCACTTAGACCAGTCCTCATTATGATCTTTATAAACTCCTAAACGCTCTCCCCAATCTCTTAATGAATTTGCTTTACGTGTTGAGTCTGCTAACCTAGCCAATACCAAAGTATCAATGACATTATCAACAGGGATATCAACATTCCAAAGTTTCTTAAGCCAAAATCTATCAAAAGAAATAAAGTTATGACCAATAACCCTATCATAATCTCTAAAAAATTCTCTAGCTTTTCCATCATCACCTTCTCTAAATACTGTAATAACATCTGTATCTACGTCTCTGCAGACACAGCACCAAATATGTTTACAGTTTTCTACTCCGTCTGTTTCGATATCGCAGATACATTTATTCATTATAGTTCTCCGTAATCTATCACTCCTATATAAGGGTATTTAACAAAATACTGTTGCTTATAATCATCAGTACTATAAGTGAAAGCTACACCTCCTATATGCTTTATAGCTACAGTACTATTAGAGCTTTCACTTATAACAGCATCTTTCCAATAATTGAACCCTCCAGAAGGCAAACCTGTTATACTAGAGACATCTTTACGTGTTCTAAAGAAACCCTTTGGGAATTCTATATAAGTTTTTGGATACTCTTTAAATATTCTATTCATCAAATGAATCCTCCAATGCTACTTCTATTAATCTTGTTGTCTCTACATCATATAACACAGCTGCTGCAGGACCTTTAACACCGAAGTCTCTGTTCTTTAATATTCTTAATACAGTTGTGTTAGCTTTAATCTTATCAGGGTCTTGTGAGTTTCTCTCTAATCCTATTACTACATCTGATAATTGTTTAATACTTGAAGAACTCTTAAGGTCATCAAGAGATACATGACCACCTTCTTCGTGTGTCTTATTAGCATTAGCAGATTTTCTTAGGTGACACGCAGCAAGAATAAAGATACCTTCAGCTACTGCAATCTTCTTAAGTTCTGACATTAATTTGTTTAGCTTAGCTGTTGTATTTTCTTCACTTCCTTCAGCAATCATAGTAATGTGGTCAAGGATAATGGCTTTACAATCACGTGCCTTTGCTAGATATCTTATCTTATCCATAAGTAAATCAATATCATCAAAGTCAAAGCCATCAAACAAATCTAATCTACCATCTGCACAGGATTCTTCAAACCATCTCTTTAAATCTTCTTGAGTCTGCGCTTTCCATACATCAGGTTTACGTAGATTCTTACCAGCTTCTAAAGACATAAGAGATATAGCAGTATCTTCTGCAACTTCTTCTAAAAAGAAAGCACCAACTCTAATATCAGTAGTCTTTAATAGATGTTGAATGAATGCTTTAAGGAACTCTGACTTACCTTGTCCAGTACCTGCAGCAAACACTACAACCTGAGAAGGTCTTACACCATATATCATATCATTAATGCCTTCCCAAGGCGTAGGAATATATGAGCGTGTCTTATTAAACTCTTGAAGTCTATCCCATAACTCTCCCATACATACAATATCCTGTGGCTTAAAGTCTTCAGCTCTCCACCATAGGTCTTTAAATTCTTCTACTCTCCCAGCTTTAAGAAACTCATTAGGGTCTTTCAATTCAGCTGGCATTTTAACTATCTTAACTTTCTTAGGTGGCAATAATGCTGCGATTTCTCTTACAGCTTTTCTTCCAGGCTCATCTCCATCCCAACAAAGAACAATATTATCAAAGCTATCTAAGTATTCATAGTTATCTTTTATATCTCGTAGTCCTCTACAACCATTTTTAATAGATACTACTGGATATTTACTACCTTGCATTTGAAATACTGACATAGCATCAAGCTCGCCTTCTGTAATAGTAATGTAAGGGCCTTTAGCAGGAAATACATTCTGTCCAAATAGTGTAGCATTTTGTATAGGACCTTTAACTTTAAATTGTTTGCCTTCTACTGTTCTTACTTTAATAGCAATCTTGTTACCATCTTTATCATAGTAAGGGTATATATGCTGAGCAATACCGCCAGACTTTACAATAACTTTAACACCAAACTTTTTACATGTATCAGCAGTTAAATATCTATCAGGTATACCATCTTTAGGAAACACACCAGCATCTATTAATTCAGGTTCAAGTTTTTTATCATCCATATATCTTACCTCTCTTTCTCCATTACCTTTTCTATATGTTGAACAACTAAAACAATACGTAGACCCATCATCATAGACTGCTAAAGCATCATGACTTCCACAATCTTGACAGGGCTGATGTGCTCTTAAAAGATTTGCCATAACTATTTCAATGCTCTAATAGCAATGCCTACTAGTTTATTCATATCGTGTTCACCATAAGCAATATCTTCTAAAGCTTTACGATATCTTTTAGAGTCATTATACATTTTATAAGAGTAATACATATCTAAAACTAAAAGAATAATCAATATACTATACCACATTTTCTATCTCTTTCTTTATATACAAACCACAATGACATCTACCTTTAGTATCTATCTCAGACTTACATAAATGGCTAATGCAGAAATGTTCAGGGTCATCAGGATAGCAAGGACATTGATATTCATCAATAGCTCTCTCTTTAACTTTAATAATTCTATCTGCTTTATCTGAAAACTTTGCTCCATTAGCATCTGCTAAAGCTTGTAACTTATCTTTTAATGACATTATAATTCTCCATAATCTATTTTATCTCTATTAATATCTATTACAAATTCTTTAAACAAATCATCTGCGTTTTCATTAGTAGAATCTGTACAATACCATCCATATCTATAATTACTATCATACATTTCTTCAGGATAATTTCCACAAAATCTTGCATTATTACTTAAGAAATGTATAGAGCTATAACCAATACATTTTCTAAAAATACCTTTAGTAAATCTTTTATGATTTTTATCTCTTACTTTACAAGGTATATCGATTATATCTATAAGTTGATTATAATTTAAATTCTGTAACAGCATTATAATTCTCCATAGTATTGTGAATCAATAGGTGTAAATGCTTTAATAACTTCATCATATGGTATTGCAGCTGTTTTTTCTGTGTTAAACATATAGACAAAGTCAGTATCATCTATACAATTTCTTAGTTCTTCATTATCTTCAAGGGTTTTTCTATACAAAGCATAAAAAGGATATCCCTTAGACTTATCAGGAAACACACAGATTCTATTATAGACATGGTGCTTTAAAGGATACATTATACATTCATATTCTTTTTCACTATTGTCATACGTTTGTAGTTTTCCAAGTACTCCATACATCATAGTTCTCCATAATCAATACAATCTAACGGTTTAGCAAGACGATAATAAGGTCTTATATTAACACTCCACATAGCTAGATAAGCTCCTTTAGGATCTTTTACTTCTAAATTTAAAGGACATTCATAAGGGTGATCAAATAACTTTGAAGGTCTTGTACCATATTTTAAATATAACTTTACAAGTTCTTTAAAAGCATTCATTACTTCACTAGTTATAATAGTTCCATATTCAAGATGTACGCATATCGCTTTGTGTTGCATTTGTTGTCTCCTTAATAAAATCCTCATTAGACATCTTAAGAAGTTTGATATCTTCATCATCAACATCTAAATATCTTCTATTGTAATCGTTGATTGCTGCCCTACAAACATTACAAATACTTACATACTTACCATCAGGGTCTTTACGAAAGTTATTTGTCTCTCTATCACATATGTAACAATGCATTTAAATCTTCTCCTTCAATCTTAGGAGTACCAATGACTTTAACATTCTTAATCAACCTATACACATCTGACATAAAGTAGTCTAAAGATTTATAAGAAAGTTCATAAGTACCTACACCATAATTAAAACCGCCAAGAGAAACCTTAGCTTCCTTATCTGTACTCTCAGTATATACTGTATCTTTCTTAAAGTCAATAGTAATTTTATCAATAGAAGATTCTTTAGTAGTATTGTTATCTTTAGTAGATAAAGCTAAAATAATTGTATCTCCTTTAACAGTATATTTCTGCGCTTCTACTGTTGTTTTATATGGGCCTGATACATTACCTACATAATCTACAATATATACAGAACCTGATTCAATTTTCTTATTTAACTTAAACATATTAGTATCCTCTATCTTTCCACCAGTGTTTGTTATATTTCTCAGCATATGCAGAAGGACTTGCAGGGTAGTGTACAAAACCTTCTGAAATAACTCTTGCTACATCATCTTTGATTACTTGCAATCTATTAAAGTCTGTAGTTTCTTTCGCTGTGTGAGGTTCAAAGTAAGCTACTGACATATTAACAGTTTCCATAAACTTACAGATTGTATGAGCATCAGAGATACTGCCTGTGTTTACTTCATAACCATTCTTTAAAAAGTTCTTAAGGTTGTATGCAAGAGCTTCACAAAATGGAGTACCTGCACCCTTATTAAGAATGTCGGTGTTACCTTTCCTATCCAGAACTAGACAGAACTTAGCAGCTGTTTCAAACATATTCTTAGCTACTTCAGTAATACCAATACCACCAACCTCTTCTCCTTCTGAAATAACAAAGTCAAATTTATGGCCTGTTTCCAGTAGCTTAAGGATAATCCATACACCATTCTTATCATCAGCACCTAAAGAAGTCCTCTGCCACTTAGCATTGAATGCAAAAATCTTACCAGACTCATCTTTATAGATATGAGCAGCTCTTCCGTTGGTCTCTACTTGGTCTAAGTGAGCTGATAAAAGAACATCATTGTCTCGTGTAAAGTGATAGAGACTATTACCAACTCTTTTAAAATCTACCTTAAGCTCAGTCAATCTATCACAGAGCCATTCGCAAATCTCAGCTTCGCCTTTAGTATCGCTTACTGAATAGATTGAATAGAGTTTTACTAAGTCTTTCATTATTCTTATCCTTTTACATTTTTAAATATTTGAATAGTTACTTTATCATCTTCTATAATTCTAAGTAAGATTGCATCGAGTTTTGTATTTTTAATATTACCTTTTATGTGTTCTTTCAAAGTCTTAAGAGAAATAGCTCCTGCCCTTATAATACCAGTAAAATAATTAGACGCGTACAAGATACCGCCATCAAAGCCTCTATTAGTACTTCTATCTGAAACAAGATAAAAACCTTTACAATTTACAGTGAAACTATCAGGAAGATAATCTACAAACACAGAACCTCCTACATAAGTAAGCATCGCTGTTTTCTTTGAAGGCTTCGTAAAGTATTTAGCTAACGGGTGTTTATCAATATCAGAATCAATAGGAAAGCCTGTTACAGGGCACAGCTTAAGTACTTGAAGAACACCATTACAGATAATATGAGGAGCTGTTAAATCAATATTATCTACCTTAGTAACCTGTTTAGTAAATTCAAAGAACGAAGTATTCTCTTTCTTCCAAATAGGTTTATATATTTCATCGATAGATTGTCCACAACCATACTTAAAACTTACTTTATTATCTTTATCTTTAATAAGAGAATCACTATAGAAGTACAATCCATACTGTGTGTTAAGCTCAGCAATTCCTCTGCCATTATTATAAAGATTTCTCTTAATTCTTTTTTCATAATCACAATGTGCGCCGAACTTATCTTCTAACCATTGGCAGATAAATTCAATCATAGCAGTAGTACCTGTACCGTTACCTCTATACTTTTTATCAATCAACAAATCTCCTTTGTTATCTGCATAAGCCCAAGTACGAAGAAACATTTGAGGATTATGGAATTTAGTACCAGAGATAACTGAAGTTTTATTTACAGCACCAGAGGTTACATACATAATAAAGCTCTCATCTGTGATTACATTTGGCATATAACCATACCAAGCAGACATACTAGAAGTCAATGAAAAGCAACTCTGAAATTCATTACCATAACTACAGAAGTAATAATCAAGAAGATTCTTTGACAAGACTACTGCATTAATCTCTAACAATTTAGGGTCATAAGAACCTTTAGTAGCTTTATATAATTTCTGTTTAAGGTCATATTTATCTGCAGGTGATAGAGGAATAATAATTCTATTATCGACTACTTCAAAATCTTTGAATCTTCTAAGTACAAATTCTTTTTTAGGAGTCATAAAGTAATCAAACATCTTTGGTGCAAGGTCAGTAGGATACTGAGAGAGAGCCAATAAAGTTTTTACTTCATCTTTAGTAGCATCAATAGTTAATTTATTTTTAATTTCACAATCAAAAGCTTTAGTATAATCAAAAGACTTTCTCGTTGCTTCAATCTTTTTAAGAAACTCAGGGTCTAGAAGTTCTTCAGATACACTATTAAAGGTAGCCATACCAATTTCTTTTAATGCTTTAATAACTTGAATGGTTGTATCATAATCTATCTTAGCATTGATAGTACGACCTTCTTTCTTAAACTCTTCATCACTATAAATCTTATACTTTCTATCTTGTCTTGAAAAGATTTTATTATAGATACCTAACAAATCTTTAGACTTATCATCATATAGAATATTAAAGGTTGTACCAGCAGCTTCAATAAGTTTACCAGAAGCATCAGGAACTTTAGAGTAATCGTCTCTAGACAACTTAGTAATATCAACACCATTCTTTAAGAACTCAATAGCTTTATTGATATAAAGAACTTCTAATTGTAACATTTAAATACTCCTTAAACAATTATAAAAGAATAGGGCTGCCTTTCGACAGCCCTTTATAGTTTAGATTAGTCTTCAATCAAGAAGATTTTAGAACCCAATCTTTCCTCATCAAGTTTCAAACCAGTACGATAGTGACAACCATTATCTCCAGTAACACGGGTATAATAACCCTTATCATCTTTCTGCTGAATTGCATCTACAGTACCAAAGGTATGCTTAGTACCTGAACCATCTTTCTTAATATGGCATACACAAACTCTATCACCAACTTTGAAATCTGTATCCGGCAATGCAGGAACTGCAGGTACATCATCAACCGGCTGGTTAGAGTACACATTAACAGTCAAGTTAACAGTACCTTTAGCAGCTTTAACGGCAGCAATCAAATCAGCAATATTAGTATTCATATTCATTTCCTTCCATAAGTTAATTAAGTTAAGTTAAAATAAAAGTAAGCACAATTGCCTACAGTATTCTCCTTTTTACAGGAAGAATTCTTTCACAGTTCGCCGTAATCTTGTGTTAATTTTCTTACATCAAACGGCTTATAAAAATCTATAGTATATTTAGTAGCTTGTAAATAAAAAGCCCCTTTATTAGATATGATAGTATCCATATTTCTTATATATCTATAGCAACTAAGAGTATAAAAATTAGCACGACTATCATACTTTAATACTTTATTCATTTCTTGTTCAGACTTAAAGAAACCTTTAGGTATATATACATTTTTATCATAAGCTTCTAGAAAAGGCATTATAATTCTCCATATTCTAAAGGATTATCGTCAATCATTATACATTCGCAGCGACCTTTTAAATAAGATGCTTCTTGATTCCAATATATAAAATTATCACCCTCTAGAATCATAAAGCACATATTGTTTTTTAAGAAATATTTTCTAGAGACCTTATCAAGTGAAGCAAAACCATCCCAGCCTCCAGCACCAGGGCAAGGAACATATCTTGTTAGTTTATCAAGTTGTTCTTCTATGTTACTACTATTGACTCTTATAAAGTATGCCTTATTCATTTTTGTCCCTCAACTTTCTCTTTCAATACATTCTTTAAATATTCTGTACATAATCTATTAAGTTCTGGTATGTTCTTTACCGTCTCTTTAACAGCACCATTCTCTACTATTTGTGGAGCTATCCAAATAAATGCAGCTTCTTTAGTAGTAGGGATAGCAGCCCATAATAGAATAAAGAATAACCAGACAGGATAAAGAATCTTTATAGGTTTATTAAGCTTTTCTTTTAAATAATCTTCAAAACACATAACAGTACTAATAGCAACAGGAAAAGTTAATACAAAAGCTAACATAGAAGATATCATTTTTAAATCTTCTAAACGTGTGAAAAGATAAGCTAATAACATATTGATATTCCTTTATAATTAAAAAAGTTCTTGACAACTGTTAAAAAGTAGTGTATAATATCTTTGTAAAAGATTGGGAAAGGTAATATTATAGTTTACTATTAAAAAATTTAAACTTCTCTTTCTTATATAATTCTTTACAAATATTTAATTGATTAGAAAGTTCCTTCATAGTTTCACTTTCTACTCTTATAGAATTAGCCTTCAACATACTAACGTGATTAATAGATTCTATTAATAGTTTCAATCTTACTTTAAAGTTCTCTGTCATCTCTAATATCCTCATAATAGTTTTTTAATCTTATCCCGTGTTTGTTCCTGCTTATCAATCATTATAGTTCTCCAAAGTCTATAGATTTATCTTCTAAGTATTCAAGAACTTCTAAATCTTCTTCTTCATAAGAATGCTTATGGAATCTATATTTATACCTACAAAGCTTATTAGTTATAATCATTACTATTATCCTCTATTAATATATTATAATATCTT